AGCACAGCAGTCGTTGCTGCCGTGTTGACAGACCAACGATCTAACGAATACGAGCCGCCTGTAATTGCCGCAAAACTCGTCCCCCGCTGGGCAATCTCCATCTTGCCGTTGATGATCTTGTTGCGCATCCCGGCCAGCTGCCCGCCGTTGATGGACGAGACAACCGGGCTGGTGATGGTCGCAGTGGTGATGGTCGCAGTGGTGCTGGTAACGTCTGGGGTTGTGACCCCGCTGGTGCCGTCGATGATTACGCTCATACTCTACTCCGATCAAAGAACCACCCAGCGCGAGCCGGAGGGGATGGTCACGGTTACGCCACTATTCACGGTGATGGGGCCAGTTGACATGGCGTTCTGCCCGCTTGGGATGGAATAGCTGGTGGTTACCGTCTGACCATTCTGCACAAAGACCGCATCAGAGCCGCCGCCAGTAGCACCCCCGCCAACGCTACTCCAGGCTGACCCCGTGTAGCCCTCAAACTTTGAGATGGAAGTGTTGAAGCGCAGGTAGCCTGCAGCGGGTGAGGCGTCTTGCTGTCCCGTAGTGCCCGATGGCACAATGAGTGACCCGGTGGCGCTAGTGCGCTCCCCCAAGTTGATCAGGGCCTGCGCAGCCGTGGTGGCGTTAGTGCCCCCGTTGGCCACCGGGGTGACGTTAGCCCCTACCAGCACGACGTTGCCGCCGCTGTCCTTGGTGTATACCTTTTTGTCAGCTAGGTTAATAGCCAACTCGCCGTCAGCCAGGTTGCCTGCTGAGGGCACCGCGCTGGCCGTGCTAGTTCGGTAGTGTTGAATGGGGGTGTAGCCGGTTTGCGACATGGCGTTACCTCAGGTTTTCAAGTTTGTAGAGCGTGGTCATGTACATGCCGCACAGCTCGTCGATAATGTTCTCAAGGGCCGGAATCTCTTTTGAGATCATGCTTCGGTTCTCGCTCAGCCAGATGAGCTCTTTGCGGATGCGCTCGGTGACGTCCTTGGACTTTTCCACAGTGCCGAAAACGCCCTGGTAGGCCTCGACGTACTTGTCCAGTCCGGAAATCACACCGTCATAGAACTCGCCCAGCGCCCGGTGCTGCTCGCCGTTCTTAGTGGCCCAATGCTCACGGTGCGCCGCGTTGCGTATGTCAAAAGAGCGCTGTATCAGCTCGAGTATCATTAGAAGGTTCCCCCGTTAACCCCGCCCCAGGCCGGAGCGGCCGCGCCGGCCGAGACCAGCACCTGCCCGGCGGTGCCGTTGGCAATAAAGCTCGTGGCCCCGGCGCCAGTCTGGTAAGGTATCTGCGAGGCCGCGCCGCCAGCAATTGCTGCCGTCACAGTGCCCGAGCCGCCGAGAGCGACCGAAACCCCATTAATCGTGACCGAGCTATTGGTCAGGCTGGAGTTGCCGATGTTGCTCAGCGTGTTGCTAGCGCCGCTGATGGTCTTGTTGGTCAGGGTTTGCGAGCCTGACAGCGTAGCTACGGTGCTGTCTATAGCGATTGTGACCGCTGTCGAGCCGTTATAGCTGGTACCTGAGAGCCCCGTGCTGATAGTCAACGCATTGGGATTAACGGCCGTAATAGTGCCCGAGCCGCCCAGGGCCACCGCCACGCCATTATACGTGACTGAACTGTTAGTCAGGCTCGAGTTAGCTATGCTGCTGAGCGTGTTGTTTGCGCCGCTGATAGTCTTATTGGTCAGCGTCTGCGAGTCGCTAATGCCGACCACGGCCGAGGTCGGGCCGGTTACGTTCTTCCAGTACGGGCCTGCGGAATCGTATTGCAGCAGGTTGTAGTTGGCGACCGAGGTGATGCGCACATCATGCAGCTCATCCAGCTCATAGCCGTTCTGCGTCTTGACGTAGATCTGGCCGTTGCCCGAGTTGGCCCGTTCAACCACGCCGATGAACACCAAGTGGTTAGGCGCTTGGGGCTTGACGTTGGTAAAAGCGCCAGGGGTCGCAGACAGCCACAGCACATCGCCATCGGTGTAGGCACCGAGGTTAATACCGTCAACAACTCCCTGCGTCACGACGTAGCCGGTCTGGTTGGCGTTGATGTCGTTCTTGACAATCCCCATCGTCTTGGAGCTGGTCGTGTCACTGGTGTTGTAGGCCCGCTTTACCGAGGCTCGGTTGCCTTGTGCGCCGTACAAATACACGACCTCGCCGCGCAGCAGCGTGTCAGGCTCAGCGTTGGTCACGAACGCAACCAGGTCCATACCGTCCAGCATCTTAACGCCAGCGGTGAGCCCGTGCGTCAGCGTTCCGTAGGTCGGGTCCCACTGTAGCTTGCCTGCCACCGGAGCGCCGTCACCTGCCGTGTTGAGCTGCACGTAAGTAGGAGTGTCTATACCGCCCGTGATGGCCGTTAGACTAGTAATGTCGTTGTTAGTGCCAAGCACCGCCGCTGACAAATTTGAGCGCGCTCCGGCTGCGTCCGTTGCACCTGTGCCGCCGTGACCTACGTTCAGTGTTCCGTCCAGCGTCACAGTGCCCGAGGCAGTGACCGGGCCGCCACTAGCAGTCAACCCCGTGCTGCCGCCCGAGACGTCGACACTGGTCACAGTACCACCGAAAGCCGAACCCGCAGGCACAACCGTGGCGGCCTGCACACGCCCCTGAGCGTCTATGGTCAGCTGGGGCAGGAACTGCGTATTGCCGTAAGTGCCCGGGGTAACGCCCGTGTTGTTGAGCTCGGTGCCGCTAATGCCGCCCGGGGCCACGCTCAGGGTGACGTCGGTGCTGAGCTGTCCGCCGCCGGTCAGACCCGTACCGGCCAGCACCCTGCGCGAGGTCGGCACCCCGGCCACCTGCAGCAGGTCCCCTGCGCGGATCTTGTACGATGCACCCTGGTACGTAACCAGCAACAGCGCATCCTCCGAAGCCACTGGGGCGTCCGGAAGTTGCGTTACCCGCGTGGGTATGAGGTTGCTAGGTACCTGGGCCATCTCTCAGTCGATCACATAAAGGAAGCGCTGTCCGTCTTCACTCACCACAAAACGCGTACCGTCTTGCGTAATGAGGCCTGAAGGCGCAGTTGCAATGTTTGTGTCTGGACGCACAAAAGGCAATGTAACGCGGTCCTCAGCCTTAGGCGCAAGACGATATGGGTCGTAGTCGTCCATATCGTCCCTACACACCATGAGGTTAGGATAGTTCGGGTCTGGACTCAAATCAGCCAGCTTGAATTTACGCGAGCAGCGAGCGCACAATCCGATGCCGAATGTGCTGCTGCCACTAACGTCTTCAAAGCGACTCATTTGGTATACATTCCAATGCTTGGTTGGATGAATGTCGGCGAACCGTCATTGTCACCATCCCAAGCTGCTTGCAGGCTTATCGCAGCGCGCTGTTCCAACACAGGAATGAGGGTTATGTCTACAGCAGGAGTTTCAGCTGCAACGCGCTTAGCCAAACCATCAATGATAGCTTCAAGCCATCGCTGAGGAACTTCAACTTCTTGCTGCAAATTCTGCGTATCCATGATCTGACGATGGCGCCACACAATCAACTGTTGCTGCTCGGCAGCGGCGTTGGGTGCAGGCCACAAATTCATAAGTGGATTTGTCAGACTGCGCTGAAACCAGTACGTCAGTGGCCGGCCCGTAAAAACCTTGTTGCTCTGCGCGACGTAGGTGTCCTTGTTGAGCACCCCCATCGGTATTTCCTGAGGCATTGTGCCCAGGTAAACCTGAGTGGCGGAAAACGCTACCGTAGACGTAAAACGGAAGTACGTGTAGGCGCGGGCTGGTACAATGTCTGTCCAGGTCCACTCACCAGCACTCGCGCTGGTTTGCTGAGTGCCGACAGTGGTCCAGGTGAGTTGGTCATTGGAGACTTGGAATGTCATCGGCACCGCAGCGGCAGACCACTTTACGCCCACGGTGTTCACGGTAGCAGAGTTGCCATCTGCCTCGCTAAAGTCCACGGTGTACGAGGTCGAGGTAACGACGGTCTTGTCAGCGCCTGGGTCCAGCTCCTGAAGCGTGCGCAGGTTGGCGTTCAGTACTTCAACAGTGCCTAGGTCAAGTTCTACTTGGTATTGACCTTCATAAAGCGGGTAAATCTGCCGCTCAATACACCAGCTAGGGGTGCGCGGGTTTGCCAATGCAGACAAGAATACGTACAGCGAATCCAATGCATAGCTATGCATCTCAGCCGTAATACCTTGTGCCGGCAAACGACAACGCCTGAAGGCATGGTCAACTACCTTCAGGGCGTTAAAAGTTGTTGCGCCTATCGAGCCTGAAAAGGCCATGCTAACTCCATGAATGTAGTCAGAATGGCCGCTGTTGCAGCAAGGCCCTTGGGTTACGTGAAATTATAGCGCAAGAATCCTGAAATGGCAAGTTAACGTTTACCTGCTTTGCGCGCCTCGGACATCGCGATAGCGATGGCCTGCTTGGGGTTGGTGACCTGCGGGCCGGATTTGCTGCCCGAATGCAGCTCCCCGGACTTGAACTCGCCCATGACTTTACCCACTTTGGCCTGCTGCACTTTGCCGCCCTGCTTCATGGCAATCATAGGGGCTTGTGGAGCAACGGGCACACTGCGGCGCGCGGGGGCCACCACTTTAGCGCGCTGCACAATCTCCTCACGCTGCATGCGCGGGGTTTCCTTAGCCTCGTGCTTGACCATAGCCTCGCGGCTGGGGTAGCGCTCGCCGGTCTTCTTTTCAACCACAGCACCGCCGGTGGCCTTTTTTACCGGGCCGCCCATGCGTTTCTCGACCGGCTTCCCACCACCGCCGAAGTCGAACTCTTTAACGTACTTGCAACCCATGATGCTTTCCCCTTTTAGTCGTCGAACAAATAAATCGCCTTGGATGCTACCAAGGTGCCCATGTAGATCCCCCCGGGGCCGTAGATAACCCCTGCGCGAACGTCCGATGGATCGGGGTACAACTGCCCCCGGGTGCCCGTGATGGCAAAGCCAGTGATGTTGAACACCCCCGCATCAGCGCCGAAGGAGCGAGAGCGCAGCAGCGTGGCCGTGAGCCCCGTGACGTACCCAGGATTGACGTAGTTGCTGTCAACGTAAAGCTGATCTGGCCCCTCATCAAACGCCCCGGCTTCCGCGTTGAAGAGTCTTGTGCGAAGTAATGCGGCTGCATTACCAGTGAGGCTGAAGGAGCCTGCCTCTGCGTTGAGCCCACCGGCAACAAAAGTTAGCGCTGCATTCTGTCCGGTGAGGGCAAACGTGCCTGACTCTGCATTAAAGCTGCGCGTGCGCGTAAGCGTTGCAGATTGCCCTGTGAGCGAGAAACTACCTGCTTGCGCATCCAATCCGTGGATGTCGCGCCATACCAGGGTTGCGTCCTGGCCAGTGATCGTGAAGCTGCCCGCCTGCGCGTTGATCGACTTAGCTTCCGTCAGCGTGGCGGCTTGACCCGTCAGGGAGAAACTACCCGCCTGGGCGTTCAGGGCCTGCGCCTGAGACAGAGTAGCCGCCTGTCCGGTGTAGCTGAAGCTACCTACCTGGGCATTGATTGCGTAGCCCTGCGACAGCGTTGCCGCTTGTCCCGTATACGTGAAACTACCTACTTCTGCGTCCAGCTCTTTAGCGGCTGCAGTGATCGTAAGTTCTGCGGCTTGGCCTGTGTAACTGAAGCTACCAGCTTCAGCATTGAACACCCGAGTCTGCGTCAGGGTTGCATCTTGGCCAGAGTACGTATACGCGGCGTCCTGAGCATCGAAGCTGATCGCCTGGGCTTCGCGCAAGCGCAGCAAAACTACCGGGCCACGGACGTTGGTGAGCGTACCCGCCAGCGTTGCCGTGACGGTAGGAGCGGTGCTGGAGCTACCAGAAGAAACAGAGGCATAGGCGCTGTAGCCGCCGATGTCGTTGCCGGTCTGGCTATCGGGCTCGTTCAGCTCAACAGCAGTGGCAAACGTGGCACCCGTCGCCGTGATCGACTGTGCCGAGAATTGGCTCGGTGTTGTAACGTCAGTCGGGATACACATCGCCCAAATGGCGAGGTCACCGGCTTGAAAAGCTGTAGCCGTTGCGCCGTTGGTGAGCGCAATGCTCATCGGCGACGCGGGCGTTGTGGTGCGCTGGCCGTCTGCCGACCCAAAACTGATCGCACCGCCACCCGTCGGTATCCGGACCATGAACGCCCACGACACACCGTTTGTGCCAAGCGTGACGCTCAGTGTGCCAGTTTGCCCTGCAACAGGCGTATCCCACGAATAGACACGAAGGTTCGTGTTGCCGGTGTCGGCACCGAGCGTAGTGCCGTAGCCGCCCGCAGCGGTCAGTTCATCACGCAGTGTCCAGCCGGTCGGGGTGGTGACCGTGCCGCCGTTGGCTGTGCTTGGTTTTTGACCAACAAACAGCAGAACCTCATCCGTGGCAAGAATGCCGGATGGGTACGCGGGGGCGACAGTTGTGCCGCCTGATGCGGAGTAGGCGGTTGCTGCTACGACCGGGGTGCCGAGTGCCACGGCTTACCCCTTACGGTTGATAGTTCGGGATGCCGAACTTGCTGCGCTGGTAGAAGAACAGAATCTGCAAGATGTAGATCTTGTCCTCAAACGTATCCAAGACGTTGGTGCCGTCTCGGTAGAACCGATTGACCAGCACGGTGTTCGGGGTCCAGCTTGAGTCGTAAAACTCGACTTGACTGTATAACTGATAGCACTTGTACGGCGTACCGTCCACCGCAGCGGACTGCCCGCTAGAAACAGCAGGGGTACTGAACGTACCGCCAGGGGTGCCGAAACTCGACTCACGGCGGAACCGGACGTTGCCTGTGGCCGTAGAGTTATTCACAGCCCAAGTAATACCAAACCTTACCGGGGTGCCAACTGCCCAGTCATACGGCAGACTGAAGTTCGCATACGACTCCATCGTCTGGTCCGGGTAGTACGCCCAAGCGTTCAGACCCCCGTTCCACACCTCAAGCTCAGGCGTGGACGGAACCCCGTAAAGCACAGACGGGGCAATCGCTACCGAAGTCCATGCTTGATTTGTCCGCGCAGCGAGGTCAGCAAAGTTGCCGTCAAGCTGCGCCCACGTAAGGGGCGAGCTTATGTCTTCCCGGTAGACGATGGTCATACAGACCTCTCATCAAGCCAGCGTGAAGATGGCACCAGGGCTGGTGTTGGAGAATTTGACCGTGAAGGTCTCGGTATCGGCCAGCGAAACGGCGGTTCCGTAGTCCCACCAGCCCACCAAGTTCTTGTTGGTAGCGGTGTCGTTGTACAGCACCACGTACTGGAAGGTCGCCATCGTGCCGCCCGAGGCCGTGAACACCACCTGAGTGCCCGACACCGTGGTCGTACCCGTGGTCTCAACCACCGTGATCGTGGTCGCCGTGCCGCCTGCGGTGTAGCCGTTACCCGCCGAGATCTCGGTCAGGTTGGCCTTGACGGTGTTGGTCGCCACGGGGGCCACGTTGGTCAGCATCACCTTGAACGTATTGGCATCGAAGTCGTGCGTACCAATGGTGAGCTGTTCGCTAAAGTCTTGGAACTTGTTAAAGGTTGCCATTTCACACCTCTTCTATGAGTGCGGTAACGGCCACCTCGGCCGCCTCGCTAAGGTTGATTACGAGCGCCCCATCAACCGGACCAGTCATGAGCTGACGCTTGCTGAGCGCGTAAACCCTAAATTTTTCCTGGTCTCCGAGGAAGATCCGTATCAGCGGGGAAGCGCTAGAGCCGGGGTCGTTCAAAGCGTAGATCCAGTGAACTTTTACGCGCCGGCCCGGGGCCGGGGTGTGCACCGTAGTAGCGCCCGAGGCGGTGACAGTCGCAACCACGTGGGTGTACTCCTGTTCACCGCTGTCCTGTACGTAACTGACTCCGCTTAGGCTACCCATAGTACGCGGCTTTCAGCTCTAGCGACGTCTTAGCCCAGGATCTGCTGACGCAGCGCCGCAATCGAGCCCTCGATGGCGAGTTTGCGCGCCTCAAGAGCCTCGATTTCAGAATTGAGCTCAGCAGTGCGGGCCGCTACGGCGGACTCGACCTCCGCTAGCCGGGCGGCGAGCCGTGCATCGGCCTGGGTGGCCTCGGCAGCGGCCTGGGCGACACGGGCCTCGTGGTCGGCCACTTTAACGTCGGCGGACTTCTTAGTCTCGGCGACGGTCTTGCGACACTCGGCTGCGTGCGCCTTTACGTCAGCGTCAAGCGCGCGACGTTGATCTTCCAGCTCCACGAGCCTCAGCCGCGCCCGCTCAACCGCGCGGGCGCGCGCCTCCGTCGCCTCGGCGGCGGCGGCTTGTGCGGCCTCGGCCTGTTTGCGCAGCAGCTCAACGCTGCGCTGGAGTTCGGCCTCTTGCTCGGCGGCGTTGATAACGGCCGGCAGGGCCGCAATCATCGGAGCCCAGAGATCGTGGAACTTCTGCAGTTCCTTAGCGTTAATGCTCATCGCTCAGACTCCCGGAGGTTAGGTCGTAATGCCGGCTTGCAGCACGTTGAGCGTGGCGGTACCCGAGGTGTACACGGTCACGTTCAGACGAATGGCAGACACGGGGAATGCGTAGTTGCCGTCGGCCGAGGCGGTCTTGCTGACCAGCGAGGCGTGGTCGTACCACGTCGCGGTAGCCGGATCAAAGGTCGAGGCAAACACATTGTCAAAGGTGTGCTGGATCTTGTACGTCAGGTTAGCCCCAGCGCTCAACGCCACCCCGATACTCACGTTGAAAGGCGAGATGTACTGGTCGAGCGGAATGACCTGGGACGCGGTCTGCGATCCAACGGTTAGGCGGATTGGGCGCATGGGGGCGCTCCTATTAGCTCAGGGCTGCGCCAACCGCAGTAACCCAGGCCGAGCCGGTGCTGACCACCAGGCAGTATTCGTTGTTGCCCACGCCGTTGTCCGAGATCAGACGCACTTGGCCGGCGTTAGCGGCGGCGGCCGCAGGCAGCGCAGCAGTCAGCACGGGGGTCATCTTCAGGAAGTCGACGAGCGTGACGTTGCCCTCAAAGCCGTTGATCGAGCGTACTGGGCCGGAGAAAGTAGTACGAGACATGTTAGGTTCCTCTTTTGCACGAGTAGCTCAGTAGTCTGTGCAAACGTCCGCTAGGTCGGTCTACTGAGCTGGGTTACCTAGAGAAAAACCCCTCACAGCTTTTGACCGTGAGGGGCTGCAGGTTTAGACGCCAGCGGTGCCGAATACGGCGCGCGGGTCAGTCCAACCCAGAGCGTAACGCTCGGTGGCCTTGTAGCGCATGGAGTCGGTTTCGAAGTCGCCTTCCATGCTCTTTTCCAGGCCACGACGCGACACCAGCTTCAGACCTTCGGGGGCGTCGGTCTGAATCCACCAGGCGGTGGTCGAGGTGATACGCGACAGGTTGGCTTGGCCGTCAGACAGCAGGCCCAGGCTCTTGACCGGGTTGATGTCATTGTCAGCCGTGCCAGCACGCAGCACGGACTTGAGCAGCACTTCGGCCTGGAACACGTTGGAAGGACCGGTGACGATCTTCTTCGGGGTCAGGCGAATACGCTTGCCGTTGTTGTCCACAGCGTTGCGGATCTGGATCAGAATCTGCTCCAGCGAGGTCTGCGACAGTGCAGCAGCGGTGGCCAGCTGGTTGCTGAAGGTGCCGTTGACCAGGGGATGGTCAGTGGCAACCAGGGACTTGCCGTCACCACCTGCGTACGAGCTGTTGAAAGCGCGGTTCAGGATGTTGGCGGCCAGGGTCTCCTTGGTTTCAACCAGGGACTGAGCCAGGTGCTTGGCGTAGGTCTGACCCACACGGATGTGGTCGCCGTCCTCGACCAGGACCTTGGTCAGCGCGAACGCCAGACCGTAGACCTTGTAGAGGTAACGCTGCAGGAACAGCACGCCGCCGGACTGGTAGGTCACAGCCATGCCGTCAGGCAGTTCAGGCGCCGCGCCGAAGCCGTACAGGACGGGTTCTTCGTGGTAGTTACGCGGAATGCCCTTCTGCTCGCGGAAGACCTGCTTCCATTCGTCTGCACGCTGTTCGTAAACACCGTCAAACACTTCATTGAGGATCGGCTCAACTACGGACCGGAAGTCCGTACTACGCATCGGAGTAGCCATTTGTCAGACCTCCTTAGATCGAGTTAACAGCAGCCTTGTAATGATGTTCGTTGATACGCACAGTGGCGACAACGTAAGCATCAGTCAAGGAGTCGGAGACACCGTAGCCAAAACCGGTAATCTGGAACTGGCCAGAGGTGGCTTGGATAGCGGTGAGCTTGGTGTTGCTCAGGCCGGTGGCGGTGGAGCCGCCCGGGGAGGCCACGGTCCAGTCGCACTCTTCGCCCACAGCGGTCTGCACGGTGGTGCCGGCCGAGGGGTTGTCGTACTGGACGTCGAACAGCGTTTCCGGATCGTCGTAGACCCAGACAGTGACGTCTTCGCCGTTGTAGGAGGCGGTGCCACCAGTCCAGAACGGGCTGATGGTGGGCTTGCCGGTACTGTCGCGGTATTCCACGCCAGCCATAATGCCCAGCAGGCTGATACCGTCAACGGTGCCGCTACGGGTACCGTCGCTGGTGCCCAGCTGAACCACGCCGGCGTCAACCAGCTTGACCGGATCACCGGAGAAGATGCTCACGGCATAGCCGGAGGCGATTTTGTAGGCTTTCGGACGAATCTGGCCGGAGTTGTGGAAACTCGGACGAAAGCCAAAGGGTGCACTAGTCGAAGACATAGGTTTTTCCTTTGAAGGATTGAAGGGTTACGTCGATATCAGGTAAGCTCAAAACGAGCCGCCCGATCTTGTCCCATCTCCGAATTGCCGTCACCGATCATGATGTTGGACTTGTTAGCGCGAGCTTGCTGTTGCATAAACTCGGCGGTGTCGGTGAGCTTTTCTTCTTCGCGCAGCGGGGCGTTATGGTGCGCCTCTTGCATGAACTTCTCATAAAGACTCATCGGCAGCTTGAAAGCCAACATCTCATTGACCCCGATAAACCCAGTCCACTCGCCCGTTTTAAGAGTGGCGTATTCCCAGCCAGGAACGTCTTCTGGCTTCACGGGCTCGTAACCCAGTCGCAGTCGCGTCTGAATCGAATCCCGAGGGTTAGTCGTGGTCAGCCAGCACGTATGCCAGCCGGGCAACTTAGGCAAGTCCGGAAGTGCGGACTGAAAAAACTGCTGACGGAACATTTCAACCCGCTCATCGTCGGACAACGCGCGATCTTCGGTCACAGTGCGATCTTGCATCGCACGGCTTTCGCGCGCATCACCAGCGGATTTCTTAAGGCGTTCGTCGGACATTTCTCGCTCCTTTCAGCGATTGGATAATTATATGGTCAATTCAGCAAAAATGTAAATCACGCACGCGAATTACGGTCATACTCGGCGTAGCGCTTGACATACTTCATGCGCAACACTGGGTCGTCCCACACTCCGGCATCAATCAGTGCTTGCTTGCGCTCAGGGCTGATGTAGACCTCTTTGCGGGTGCTGGTAGGTGCGTGCTCACGGCCCGAACCCACAGCAGGACCGCCGCGCGGAGTACGTTCTTCACGACCACTGTTGCGTGCAGCATTGAAGCGCTCCGGCAGTCTTCGTGCTGCTCGGCGGCGTAGCTCGTCCCAGTAGTCGGCAGAGCGCGGGTCGTAGCCGTCCTTGACCAGGGCTTGGTCAATAGCCAGCACGATAGCGGAGTCTTCGTCACGGCCTTGGGGGTCGTACCACTTGTTCTCGCCAAGGAACTCTCGCGCATGCTCCATAACCGCGCCGTCAATCTGGTTAGCGGACTGCTGGGAGACCTGCTGCGCCTGACGTTTAGCGGCGTCGAGCTGCTGTGCCCGGGCCAGGGCTTGGTCACGGTAGCGCATAGCCTGCGTAACGTCAGCGCCGTTGCCTGCCTCAACAGCCTTGGCGATGACCTTCTCGGCCATGTCGACTTCTTGCAGCGCCTTCTGGATGTTGGCGTCGTAGGTGCTGAGGTTGACTTGCTGGGCATGTTGCTCAACGCCGGTCAGCCGACGCTCAAGGTCGTCGTTGCGCTTGCGCAGGAACTCGAGCTCAGTCTTGTCGCGCTTGATGGCTTGGTCGCGACGCTCCTTGCGCTCTTGCTTCTCAAGGCGGCGGCGCTCGCGGATGGCTTCGCGCTCTTCCTCGTTGATGTCGCCATCTGGATGCTCAGGATCGATATCGCGCTCATCCTCGTCATCAATATGAGCCCTGCGGTCTTCATCAGACTCTGGCAACTTCTCAACGATGGTGATTTCCTCGATGCCGCTACCGGCGGATTCGTCGTCTTCTTTCATGACATTGGTGGCCATAGTTCTTTACTCCTCGTTATGTAACTTGCTGCGCAGCTCGTAGCCCATAAGCGGCCACACTTTGTTGACGGCGTTTTCGCGGGCGATCTTGCGGCCAATAGCGGCGTTGAAGTTCTCGGGGCTGACGCAAGCGCTCTCGCCTGTCACGGTGAATCCGTTGTTCATCACCAGGACGCAGAACGTCAGCAAATCTAGCGCGGCCAAATCGGCCTCGTCTTGCTGTGGCCGCTCCCGGCCAACGTACGTCCCATCGACTAGCGCACCACGGCGACCGTCGCGGGCCGTGAAGTAGTGCTCACTGACAATGTTTGCCTCGATGTCAGCTGGAGTGATACGCGGCGCCTTATCGGCTCCAGCAGCCTTGATGTCGTGCTCCATCCAGCCGTCGCTGGTCTTGGGCAATGGAGAGGGTATATGTTGCATCTTGCGCTCCTACTTAGATGAAGGCTTTTACAGCCAACGGATCGCCCGTGACCTTGCCGATGATGTCAAGATCGTTAAAGATGACGTACAGCGCAACGTCGCCAGATGGCAGTTCGACCTCCCAGCGGTCACCACCATACTTAGCCACACGCACAAAATCACCAGGTGCGCACCAGGCACCTTCAGGCCAAGGCTCTTGTGTATTGCGGTTCTTGAACGCCAGCGCGCCCACAGAGACCACTTTGCCCACTTGCGTATTCCATTTCTCGGTGTCTTTTGTGCCTCGGTCGATGATGATACCAGAGGCTGTGCGCTCCTTTGGGTTGCGTATCTGCACTAAGATGCGGGAACCTAAGGGGGTGATGCCTGGATCGGCTGCGGGGAACGCCTCTTGCAGTGCGTCGCTCATACTCTCTGCTCCTTTCAGCAGTTGGTTAACGGGAAATCCACTACCTGGCATAGCTGCCCGGTATCAGCGCAAGGCGTCGCGTTCGCCGTTGCGTTCTTCATCCAGCAGGGTGAGCAATAGGTTAATGGCGGCCTCATAGCCTGAGACCATACCTACGCGGTACCCATACTCAAAAGCGTCTTTGGCAGCAGGACGCTTTAATGCATCAAGGGCGAACTCACTTTGAGCCGCCTTGAGTTTGTTAAGGAGTGCGGTTTCTAGATTCACGCCGGAGTGCGCGGACCATTGCTAGGTGCAGCGGGCAGGCTCTTGCCGTCAACGGGCAATCCAGCAGCAAGGCGGTGCTTTTGGCGCACAGCAGCAGTGTTGAGCGGAACGGTGCCGCCGGTCTTGGGAAGGTCGTTAGCCATGGTAAGGATGCTCCTAGGTTGATGTTAACGTGCGCCCGGATTTATGCCCGTTCCGGTGCTGACGGCAATTTTTTCGCCTGAACTAATCTCCGCCGCTGCGAGCCGCATAGCGGTCGTGTTATCGGCATCATTCATATCCTTGCGAACGGTCAGTTCAGCCAGTTTACGCTGGTTTTCAGCATCTTGGCGCTGTTGCTCAATGGCAAGGTCTAGCTGCTGTGCGTTTTGCTGCAAAGCCAACGTTCCGGCATCCTTTTGAGCACTTTGCTGAACCTTTTGCTGCTCGACTTGCATGCGCTGGGCGTCGGTCTGTTGCTGGAGCTGGATCTTCTGCTGTTCAATCTGCAGGCGCTGACCATCGATCTGCGCCCGGTCGCTCGCGATCTTGCCCTGCAGCTGCGCGTTGAGCTGCGCAATTTGCATGGAGTTGTCAGGCGGCATCTGGGGCTGCGGCTTGAACTGCTGCGCGGCCTCGTCAATCTGGGCGAGCTCTTGTGCAAAGCCGCCGAGCTGCTGCTCGATGAACTGCTGCACTTTGATGATGATGCCGACCTGCTCCTTGGCTTCTTCCTGAATCACGCCTTGGCGCTGGGCTTGGTCAACGGCCTCGTGCGCCTCGGCCAGGTAGTAGTTCAGCAGGTGGTCGCGCAGGTGTAGGGCCATCGGGTAGAGGTAGGTCTTGACGATAGCGGGGTTCTGCCCGAACAACGGCGACTTGAGGAACGCCATGTGCGTGGTGAGGTGCGCGGCGTGGTCCTGACGGGGCAGCACGTACACCGGGCGGCCCAGCGCAGCGGCAACATTCTCGCTCACGGGGTCGATGTCCTCTTTGCCCGGCTCAGGCTGCAGTACGTCGTCGCACTCGATCTTCAT